GATTACGATAGAACATACAGCATAACCTATAATAATAACTAACGATACAATACAATACATAACGAATGGATTAGCCACAGATACTGCGTATTGCCATGTAATTAGTAAGTAGAACATGACAACGTTTAGAGTGATACCAATAAATAGTAATTTTCTAAAATCTTTCATGGTTTACCACGCTTTCTGTTATATGAATAACCACGTTATCAGTATCACGATTAGCCTTAACAACGAACATATCACCGTATAGCGTGATAGGTGTTGAATCTGCTGTAATGATTCGCAAGAATCCATATCCCTTGATAACTTCTTTCATGTTGTCATCGTCTGCGTTGTTGTTATAATCAACAAACGCATTGACTATAACCCTCTTACTATCATAGACATGTGCTATTTTAGTATCTGTAAAATCCTTTGTAATAAAGATAAATTCATGTGCTAGGCTTACACCTAAGTTTTTGATATAATTTCTCATAGTTTTATATCTCCATCTTCATTGATAATAACTTCTTTATTTAATGCTTTTATTACAATTCTATCCCACTCATCTTCATAATATTTGACTTCATCAACATTATCAATATATAGGTTAATACCTTTGAATACACGTTTTGGTTCGTCTACGTAATAACAAATATTATAAGTCAATATATCTACTGTTCTTGTAGAGGTGTCATACGTGCATGATACCTCTACTTTATTTGTTTTAATTTCATATAAATTAAGCATATGTTAGTCTTACCTCCTTGCCTAATGATTTTAATTTTCTGTATGTTGCATAAGTTCTAATCAATTCTTGTCCATGTACGAGTACACCTACGAAACCATAATTAGAAATCGCTTGATAGATTTTACCATCACGGATAATGATTAAGTAATCTTTTGTTTTGATTACTTTTTCGATATATTCAAATACAGTAACGTCATTAGAAATGTTGATAATGGCAACTTCATGATTCCAACTATCAAATTTGACAATTAAACCACAATTTTGGAAAAAATATATTTTTATTTCACCATTTCTTACTGTCTTAACGTTCATCTTGTTAATATTTTCAAGTAATTTTGCATCCATATTATCTTTTATCCTTTCCAAACCATCTTATAGCGATTAGCATTTCAAAATCATAATAATCAGCATCTTGTGCATTAAGAGTAACTTCACATGTTAATGTTTCTTCATCATTTTTTCTCAGCCATTCTAACCATTGACTACCTGTTTTGATTTTACCATCATAGGCAATATAATCATTTTGATGATTGATTAGTACTGTCTCCATGTTTGTTTGTACATCATATCTAGTGCTTTTCATTTTTATCCTCCTATAATTCAATCTTCATTTTTATAGAACCATTACTAAGGACTGTAATGCTCTTGCAATCGTTTAAACCTGTAATAAGGATTGTTTCATCTGTTACTAATTCTACATCAATGTAATCACTTATTTTCACTATTTCTATAGGTAAATTATCGTGTGTAGCATTGATGAGTAAGATATCTCTTTTCATATAGGTATCATGAGTTAATAGAATTGTAACCTGTGGGTTGTGCCATACTGTAGTATTGATTGGTGCAAATTCACTTGCTTGAAATTGTAAAGTATTTTTCATTTTATTTATCCTCCTTTACTTTACAATCATATTGTAATACAGTTATTCACACTTTGCAAGCATTTTTTTGTGAATTTGATAAAATATTTCAATTTATTTTAAATTACTGAAATTTTGTATCAAACCATAAGAAAATGAAAAGCCATGCATGCATGGCTTAATCTATTAGACTTCTTGACAAATCCAAATATACATAGTTGTAAATGGAGGTAACATATTGAATGGTTTAGCACCACCAGTATTATCCACTTTAATTGTACCAGTAACACTATTATCTGTACCACTACCAAGATACGCCCATCCACCTCCAGCTGTAGCAGTAGATGGAAAGAAACTAACTGGATATTTATTATTATTTGCTTTTAATTCAGCATATACATCGTGTTTATGGCTTGGTAATTCTTCAACTGTTAATGTATGTTTTTCTTCACCACCTGTTACATTAACACCATATTTACCACCTGCACCCATGATAATTCTATCCGTCAGCATGCTCCAACGCTTTCCTCCATGCTGTGCAATTACCTTTTCCATTGTGTCAAGTGTATCAGTAATAATAACCTTACCTTTGTAAGCCTTTGAATATAATGCATGTTCTAACGCCTCTGTAGCCTTTTGTAATGCCTCTGTAGCCTTTTGTAAAGCGCTCTGTGCTGTAATACTAGATGATGCACTTATTTCACTTGCTCCAGTTGCTGTAGCCTTTGCAACGTTGATATTATCATCAAATCCTTTTAAAACTTCATCAATCTTTCCAAAAGCGCCATTCATATCACCCATGATTGATAAATTGTCAGTGCCTACCCATTGAGGTAGGTTGTAGTTTTTTGTTTTATTAGTTGCTGTCATATTTTATCCTCTTCTTTCTATACCATGCTTGCATGGTTATTGATAACTCGATAATACTTTTTTGTTATTCCAGTCAAAATCATATACTGTCATGTTCAGACTATCAAACTGCTGTACGTTTATATGTAGGTTTGCTAACTCATTCAGTGAGTACACTCCATTTCTTGATAGTGCAAGGATTGCATTCATGAGTTCTGATAATGTAGTGTATGTTCCTGTTAACTGGTTATAGATTAAAATGTTCTCACCAAGATTCTGCAATCTATTATTTACATCTGCAACTAACTTATCAATCTTTTCATTCTGTGTATTGATTCTACTTGTAATTTCTCCAGTAAAGTTAGTCATTTTGAGATTTAATTCAACCTTAAAATCTGAAAATTGATTGCGTAACTTTTTAACATCATTTTCAAACTCTAGCAAGCGCACATCAAACTTGTTGTAATTTGCAATAATATTATTATAGCGTTCATTCAACACTTTTAAGGTACTGTCAAACTCTCCAATAATACGCATTATCTCATCAAGATTCTGTTCATGGAAATTTGTATAGGTGCTATGATGTAGTATTGTCATGGTATATCCTCCTTTCTTTATTAGTATAGCATGATGGTAAACTTTTGCAATATATCATCTATGATAAATTCCATCACGTTATGCTTGCAAACCTGTAACTCTTGCATCAACATGCTTTGAGGTGTAACAACACCGATTGAGCCATGACGCTCACTTTTTACCACACTCTTACCAGTTGAGTTATTGCTATAGGTATCATTGTTTGTATCTTCATTTTCTCCGCTCGGTACAGCGTTTACGCTGTCATATCCTGTTACCTTATTTATTTGATTGCGTGTACCATTGCTATTTCCTTGTGATGTTCCAGTGGTGTTGGTTGTTACTTCCTCCACTAGTTGAGCGTTCTCCAATGCATTATAATCTTTTGTAAGTACGTTATACATACGTTGCCATGCATGCATACGCATCATACTATATTGTTTTAACATAGCCTTTAGATATGATGGATTAGGATACAAAACTTCAAATTCATAGGATTGCTCTAGTAAGTTATTGATAAATACCTCTTTATCTAGTCCTTGAGGTAGCACGATATCATCAAATATCGTGCTATCAAGATTATAAATACCCTGTAATGAAATGTATCTAGTCATTTTGTATATCCTCCTTTTCATCTTGATTACTTGCATACATGCTTTCAACATCTGTATATTCAAAACGTAACTCACAACTTAAATCACTTAATTCAGGAAACATCTTTTTTACCTTTTCAATTCCACGTTTAATATTTTCACAAGTAACGATAGCCTTTGATGTTGTTTGCATATTGTTTGCATTGATTTCACCTGTTAATGCTCTATCTGTTTTGTCAAAATTTGCATTAGGGATCCCAACATCTGTTCTAAACTGATTCAGTATGCTTGCATGTAATTTGATAAACTCATTACCAATCATGTTTTGTGATAGATTCTGAAAGAAACTATCCCACAACGGCGTACCATCTTTATTGAATAATCGGTTATCAGCAAATACAGCAGGGCTACCACTTTGCACTCTATCATATAAAGCCTTTAGCGTTTCTGCGCTTGCTTTATTCTTTCCTAAGAAAACATATGATAGTTTAGAGTTAATTAGATTGATACCTAATGCCTCTGCTGTAAGTGCTAGCATATCAGCATAATATGCAAGCATGTCATACATGCTAGTATAATCATTATGTATCTTGATAACCTCGCAATCTTTACCAATGTTTAGGTAAAATGTTTTTAATAACGGATTTGATACGATTGCTTTGCTTGGTTTATAAAATACATTGTAATAGTTTAATGTAGCATGTTGTGGTATGATTCCAAACTTACCACTATCAAATACTACAATGAAACCATGCAAGAATAGAGTGTTTATAAAATAGTCATAGTCCCAATGCTCTGGTATGTTGATTTTGTAAACACTTTGTAAATCCTGTAATAACTCACGGAAGAAGTATTGAAATAATTCATTGTTGCGTGTATGTACAGCGCTTGGTGAGTATTGATTGTATGCGTTTGATACTACCTCATAATTTGCATAATTTTTTGACATTTTAAATTTTCCTCGCTTTCCATGCATGCATATATCATCAAAGGTGACACGGTTGTATAAGTGCTACCATCATATAACTTGAATGGATAGCCTAAGTCGTTTACAACTATTGTATCATTGATATAGCATGCTTTATATATGTTAGTGCTATTGATTAAATCCCATTGTCCACTTGTGTGGCGTTGATAACCTTTATACGTTCCTTTAGCAAAATTGATATGTGTATGGTCGCCTGTTACGTTTCCATGCATACCTGTATGAAATAATAAATCACCTTGCATGAATGTATCACCAACGCTAGCAATCGGGGAATCATCATGCATGCATGAGAACGTTAAATAGTCTATAGTTCCATCAGCAAATAACACCTTATTCAATGATTGAAATACCCTATTGTTATCGTAGTTATCCCATATATCAACACATCTACATGACACAGGTGCATAACTTGGATAACGTGAATGCATACCTACATAGTCAATGTTTAGCGTTTGTTGGTGCGACCATTGCCCATTTTCACCTTGCGTTATATTTAATATGTTGCATGGAAATAAAACCACTTCTAAACCTGTTGCATTTTTCAACTTCTGATATGATTTCATTCTATATATACACCACTTTCTAATAATGCTTTTACTTCTGCTCTTTCTGTTTGTGTTCCACTGATTGCAATATCTCCATTTTGTACTTGACAAAATCCAGTAAGATTTTTTAATACTGCCTTTTGCATGCATGGACGCCCATTCTGCTCTATATTCTCATCTGCTAACATCTCAAACTTACCATTGATTGAATTATCTAGTTTCGTATGGACTACACCACCACCACTCGTTCCACCACTAACCTTTGGAATCATAGAGTTTATACCATTCATTACACCACCAATCATACCACCAATATTACCAGTCATTACACTTGTTGCAAATCCAACACCACTTGACAATAAACCTACATAGTCTTTAGTAACTTGTGATAGGGGTATATCACATGCTAGCATGGATTGCATTGTATTTGCACAAATACCCTGTTCATTAAATACTTCTAATATCGCAATACCTGTTACTAAGTCAACTTTTATTTTAAGTTTTGCAATGTTGCTTTTTATGAAATAATGACTATCCAAAACAATGGTACCGAATGGCACTAGGTTTATATATACCTCGCTATAAGGGGATAAATTCAGATAATCCCCCCTGTTTGATTGTGGATGTTTAGGAATCGTAACATCCATGTCTATTTCATACAAGAGATTAAATCTGCTTACTTTTTCAATCTCTCCACTATCATATGTGTTTAGATTTAACGGAAACCATTTTAAAGACTTTATATATTGTAATGGATTTACTACAGATTTTTCGATAGCCTGTAATGAATCAGTTTTACTAACTAAATAAGATATAAGATTTTTCATGCGTGCATGGTCTAACCTTTTATAATTTAATGCTCCAAAATTAGAGTTCTTATCAACCATTCCAACAATGAAAGTGCCTTTATCCATAAAATCAGCCGTTAAGAATGGTGAAGATAGAACAGTTCTTTTATACGTTGGTTTTGAATCAGTAGGATATAAACTATCTAATATATTACCGTTCCAGTAAGATTGAGAACGTATAATATACTGTGTACTGTTGAGAATATCAACTCTGTAACTCGCTAATACATCTACTGTACCACTTATATATGCGATATTGTTGCTGAAATCAACATTAGTTATAAAGTAATATCTTTTAAACTTTGGAATATAGAAGTAATTAAAATTGACATAACTATCATAATTTTCCTGTACTGCTAATACTGGATTTATGATTGATACATCATGCTTTAATATAACCTCTTTCAATGTGTATTGAGTAGGTATATATGTTGAATTTCTTTTCTTTGTTACATTGTAGAAATATACTTGCATGTTACCTCCTTAATTAAAATATGCATGCATGCGTGAAGCATGCATGCATATAATCTTATTCTAATACAAATACAATACCCTTTTCTGTAAAGTCGTTCATAGCTCTAAAATCAGCATTATAGAACTGATTCCAGTATCTACCACGTGCATTGAATGGTGTGTTTGATACCTGTTCATCGAAAGAAGTCATCATGCACGCATCTTTATCCATAATAACGGCTAAGACGTTGTTATTTTCAACTGCTTCTACTTCTTTTTCTTTGCCTTTATTATCTAACAATACAGATTTAATATGAATCTTGCTTGGTTCTTTTGGTGTTTGCCAGTGTGTTACCCATTCAGCCTTTGGAAGTGATAAATGGTCTTTGTTAAATACTTCTGAAATTGCCATTGCATCAATTTCATTTTGGAATGAATTAAGCATGTAGAAGTTTTGATATTCTACTGGTGTATTATGTGGAACTGGTTTTCCTGTGATAGTTAATTGATGCTCCACGTTTCTATTTGCCATATTCTGAGATAATGTCTTAATACGTGCATAAGCGTATAATACGAAGTCTTTAAAGTTGCTAGGCTCATATACTGTAGTTGCTGTAAGGCTCTTTCCAGTCTTAGCGTTGTATTCTGTAAGTAGTTTACATACATGCATGGTTGAGGTATCAGTTGTTGCATAATTCAACTTTGCTCCAATAAAGTTTACCAACGTAGCACGCTTAAACTCTTCTTTTGCCTGCTCAAATTTATTCTGTGCATTAGTGACTAACATGCTCCAAAAGTTTGCTAATTCTTCAGCGTTCTTGAATGCTGTGTTATATTGCTTTTGATGAATTGTAAACCAGTCTTGATAAGGTACAGAATTTGTAACCGTTGTTTGTAAAATATCACGCTTACGGATAACATACATATCTACAGCGCCATCATTATTTAAAGCCTCTTTATAACCTGCATCTTCCTTGAAGTCGCTATCTACTACTTGAAGTTTACGAGAGATAAAACCAAACTCCTCTTTTCCAACTTCTAAACCTTTAAACTGCGCATGATATACACGTTCCTTGAATAATGTCTTATTCATGATATTAGTAATGGTGTTAATTACAACATCAGCACCTAACTCCATTGTCATGCTTGCAAGTGAGATAAATCCACTTGCATCTGTTGGTAATGTCAAATTCTGCTTACCTGTTGCCTCTGCGTAAATCTTGTTGAGAATTAAAACTGCATCAGTTCTTTTAATTGCTTTTGTTGCCATATTTTATTCTTCCTCTCTATAATCTAAAATACTATTCATTAAATCGTTAAATCTACTATCAATATCTTGAATCGGTGTTGTCATTGTTTCCGTTGAAATTCCTAAGATGTTGTTAATTACATCTTCCTTTGATAGTGGTTTTTCCTCCACCTTTTTTGTTTCCATGCTTGCATACTTTTTGATAATCTCTTTTACTTCTGATTCTGTAAAAGTATGTTCAGCCTTTGATGTTTCCTTTGGTGTTTCCTTTGGTGTTTCCTTTGGTGTTTCCTTTGGTGTTGCTCCTGTCAACATATCGAAATGATCTTCGATAAATTTAGCGCTAAAACCTTTGTTTAATAATTCTTGAATGTTCATAATTTTCCTCTTTCTAATAACGTAAATCCACTTCATGTTGTACTTCATCACGTACAGCGCCTAAACGCTCAGCCCTTTCAGGATCGTTTCCAAAATAACCATAACATACCAAGTCAGCAACTGCGTTAATGAATACCCATTTATTAAAATAATATTCATTTACTTTTGATTGCACTGCTTGAGCGATACTTCCTAAACGCTCGGAGCGCTCTGGGTCGTTTCCATATCTTCCGTTGAGAACATCAACGGCTAAAGCATATACGTTTGTTTCTTCCATGCTTGCATGGTTTACATCTTCATTCGTCCAGTTGCTTAACTTTGGTCTCATTCCTCCGATTAGTCCTACTGGTGATAACGTGATAACCTGTGATGGATTAGGATTCTGTGAAAAATATGTATTTGCTCCAACTTTTAACGCCACATGTCGCATGTTTCCATAGTCCCAAAAACACCAGTCGCCAACTTGTAAATTATCTACGTTGATTTTATCAAAATATTCAGAATATCCATAATCATCAAATAGATAAAATAAATCTGGAACATAACCAGTTAATGCACAATAACGGCTTACATTGATATTGTAATCTTGACAGAATTTATCGAATAAATCCCAACATTGAGCGCCGTATGCACCATCTGTATTTAAATACTGGTTGTTGTAATTTGCAATAAATCTTTGTAACTCATTCATTTACTCACCTCCTAAGTGTTCGTATGCTTCTTTATTCTTTAAAATTGATAATGTCAAAGACTCTACTGCTTTTGTGTTTTCGCTGATAACCTGTGACATCTTCTGATTCTGATACAATAAGAACATCGTAACAGCAATCGGAAAGCCTACATTACTTATCAAATTTGTTAATGCTGTAATATCCATGCTTGTATATCCTCCTTACTAGAAATAAAACGGAGGGCTCTTAACTTTCCAGTTCTTTGGCTACGTTCTCCAAACGTACGAATTTGCCACCCTCCGTATATATCTTAAATTACTCTTTATTTAATGTCAAGATACTTCATAAATAAAATTTGACTGTAATATGTTTCAAATATCGCTAACCCCTCCCCTACGATAAAACGCAAATAACCAAAGTTTTGGAAGAACATTGCTTTACTGTTTTTCGTCAGATTAAAGCGTGGTGGCTTGCCTTTGACGTGTGGTGATATGTAATAATTGTCGTTACTCTTGTGTTCGTATATTGTCAATTCTCCTAAGGTACATAAAGCGTTGTACTCCTGCAATGGTTGAGGTTTAACAAAGGATATATCATCTTCTACAAACTCATTATCAAGCGACATGCTTGCATACTCATTACCTTTTAGTAACTTATATACTGCTGTATTCTTTTTCTTTTCAGAAATAGGACTATCACGAAATAGACATAGCAATAAATCTCTTTCATCATCACAATATATCATTTTTTGATTCTTAATAAGTTTTTCAACTGTAATGACTAACTCTAAACTAACAAAATAATCATTATCGATACTGTTACTATTAGATAAGAAAAATACCTTTATAGGTGGTTTACCGATTATTTCTCTGTTTCTATTTGCTGTTTCGTAACCATCAGTAAACTTGATAAACTCATCTTTTATAGGCTTTTCAACTGATGAACGCATAAACTCTTCAAAAATGATAATGTCAACATCTGATAAATCAATAGAACGGATATTACCTATTGTGGATAATGCAAAAGGATATCCCAATATTTCACCTGTTGCTACTTCTTTACCCTCTGCGTTCTTTTCAAAATTGTAAAAGGCTGAAAAACCATTACCGATAGAACATGCACGAATGTTTAACCCTAAGTCATTATTTAATGTTTTAAACGGATTGAATGAATCCATTGCGCACATATCAACCTGTTTTTGTGTTCTTCGCATGTAAATAAACTTATCACCCCTAGCGATAACTTCTTTCAACATTCCATAAGTTTTTCCGATACCACGACCTCCAATCAAAAAGTTAAAAACCTTACCATTATCATATATGTATGGTACGTTTAAAAATCCATTTTCTAAGTATATGTTATTTTCATATATCATGCTTGCATGACCTCCATTCTAATATAAAAGGGTAGTCCACTATCTACCCTTACTATTTACTTTTCTAGTTGCTTTTCGATTTCTTCGATAATCTCTTTCACTAACTCTTCATCAAGTCTTGCATACACGTGACTATAATAGTTTCCATCTGTACCTTTGTACGAAGGGAAAGAGACAAAGTCTCCATTCTTGCTTTCGATGACTTTACATCCATAAATTGTAATTCCATTTAGTTTCAAGTTAAAGAACACGAAACCTTTTTTTGTTTCACGGGTATTCAATACCTCCCAGTCTGTAACTTCCAATGTTTCAATCTCTTTTGATTCCACTTTTTTTGTTTTTTTCATTTTCTATTTTCCTCTTTCTTATTTAATTTATTAGGTGGTGATTAGTGGATTCACCACCTAAGACTATTTTATCAAATATTTACTAATTGTCAAATATTTTCCGTGACTGTTTCCAAAATTTTACATCGTTTAATATCTCTTGATAATCACGGCTAACACCTAGCGTGTACATGCTATCTTTAATACAAACATTACTGGTTATTTCTAGTGTTCTCTTGCCTACTTGATACAGTTTACTTTCACCAAACGGAATATCATTATACACGGATTCTGTACCTCCTGCCTTTACAAATTTAAAACCAATCTCGTATTTATCAATATTCTTTAATTCCATAGGCGCTTTCTTTTTATTTACTCCAGATGTCGTAACATGCAAGCATGTTTTATATCTTCCATTCTTTTGCTTTTCTTTGACTGTATATGCGTACTTCTTAGCGCCTAGTGTTTTAAATTGTTGATATTCTCCATCTAATTCTAATACTCCCATATAATGAATATTACCTTTTTTGTCTTTTGCGTATGCTTTATTTTTGATAGCAAGTGATTTCATCTCTTCGTTGAGTGGTGAAATATCTATATCATTATTAAAGCATTTTACGCTATCAGTATCAGCGTACACAAAGTTTTTAATACCGACATGCTTGCATGCTTTATGCAAGCGTTCTCTTGCGTATGCTGTAACATATACTCCCCATGCATACGACATAAATGCGTTACGATATGCTTTTTTCATTAAATCTTCTTTAGAAATTGAATCATCAACATTAAAACCTATACCATCAAATATAAAAGGTGATTTTATAATATCAGTAACCATCATACCATAGAGTGCATTTATCTTCTCTTTTGATTTTCCATACATGTATGCATCTTCATCATTTAATACTTCATCTGATGCAGGTTTTAGCCATGTCTTATCACTATAGTACTTTATTACTAGATTTCTAAACTCTATAGGCAAATAGTCTTTATTGCATACATACATCTCATGTATTGTCATGCTATCATAATCGTACATCTCATGTATGATTTTAAAATCAATCTCAGTAATGCATGTTTCTAAAATGTCAGCATTTAAAATTCTACCATTATCAAGCGTTTCATTTACTACGTTGTTACATTTTGCGTATGCTAGATATGGTTTACCCTCTAATTCATCATGCAAGCGTACATGTGTGAATGTACAACGAATGACAACTGCTGTTTTACGTTTATATACTTGTTTGATATATTCTTCAACACTTGTATTTTTCCACTTCTTCCATTCTCCAGTAGGGTACTTCTCTGTTACTATGCATGCGGGATAATCGCTAGAATAATCAAAACTTACAATCATCTCCAATACTGCATTAGCATAATATCTATTAGCATGTGTATCTCCACCACGGAAAGCCTTTTGTAACAGTAATAGTACGTCTAATGGTGGTAACTGGCGCATTAACCACATACGATTTATTGACTTCATTGCCATGCGTGCATCACGTCTGACATATCCTGTAGATGTTAGAGGTATGCTGTATAAATCATCATTTTCCATCTGCATTTCTTTTCTGTACACAATAGGTAAGCCTAATACATCATTTATACAATACTGATATTCATAATCGGTTAGTTTAGTCCATGGATATCTTACCTTATTATAGTTAAACTTTTTACCATCTAATTTTTTAACTGGTATATTAAACTTTTTATAATATCTATCTAGTGATAGATTAGAATGTATGTATGTACATCTATACTCGATATTATCATGTACTACTCTTAATACTTTCCGATTATCCATAGCAAATACTTCATCAGTTTGATAATAAAATATTCCTTTTAAAAACTGGAACTCATAACTTAAATTGTGGACTAATACAACAAGTCGTAAGTTATCGCTTATATCATGCATGCATGTATTAAGATATTCTAACAAGTCTTTATATTGTTTCCATGTTCTGCCAGTTATCAAAATATCACCATTGATATTGAACTGCCATATATACATAAAGGAATTATCAATATCTTTTAATCGTGATGTTTCAATGTCAAACCCACATATACAATCAAGATACTCAAATTTTGAGCCATCTTTAAACTTGGTTTTTACACCTTGCTTTCGTTTCATAATAGGGTATGCATGCATGATATTATCAATCTTTTTATTTCTTTTTATTTCTTCTATTAGATTTTGGTTTTCTTGTAAGCGTATAGATAAAATCGTCATTTTGTGTACCTTCCTGTATTAACATATCTAAGTATGCTTTATTTGATTTTGCATCTTCTCCACGTGCTATTTGCTTTGATAATTTACTTGTATTGTTGATAAATACATCAAAATTTTCCTCTATGTCTTTATAAGTTTGATTATATTCTTTCTTGATATTAAATAATTCCACGAAACGTTCTGACATATCACCCTTTGTGATGTCATATTGCGCTCTCATGCGTTTCATAAAATTACCAAAATCATTATAATTTTTCTTGTTGATAAATTTAAACCCCTTGTCTTGAAATGTCTTAACAGCCTTATTTATCATCTTCTTATTTCCTAATACAGTTTTATACTCTGCTGTATATTCTGCACTCATCTGCTCTACTCTTACACGTATCACATTAACATCACCCAACTGTTTCGCTGTAGGTAATGAAATAGGTTCTACACTACGTGATTTAACTGCACGCTTGTTTCTCTTTAGTGCTATACTTCTCAATCTGTTATATTCTGCCTTTACGCCTTCATCAGACCACTTATTGAGCGTACTGTGATAGATCTTACCGCGTTTAGCTTTAAATCTTCCATATTTATCGCGTTCTTGCATATTATACCTCCTATTATCATATTATATACTATTATGATGAAATAGTGTTTTTTTTTGGTATTTACATATTGACATAATGTTTCAGTTGTGTATATTATAGAATATTTAACAAGTATGCGTGCATGTGTATTATATGCGTGCATGCTTTTATTTTACATGCATTAAACATGCATGCATGAGTGGGGAATTGTTGTATTTTACAATAAAACTAGTCTATTATCCC